AGCTCCTTTCTCGACAGCTTTACGCCCTCGTGGAGATAGCAGTCAGGGCCGTAGAACTTTATCTCGCCGCCCTTGGCAACCCACTGCTCGACGGCCTCTGCATTCGCCTGCCTAAGCGCCTCGCGCTGCTTATCATGCGAGGGCCGCATCAATGGATCACCTCGTCCACCTCAACCTCGAGGACATCCTCATCGCAGCATGTCGAGAGCACATAATAGGAGCGGCGCTCTACGATCTGATCGCCGTGGGGTTCGTAATCAATCTCGCGCACCTCGTAAACATTGCAGAGGCAATGGCACTCGGCGCATATCAGATCAGTCGCCACAAGTCACCTCCAAATTCATGTAATTGCCATGCACACCAGTGCAATATCGCTCGATGTAATCACGCTCTGAGGCCTTTGCGTCCTCGAAGTCTCCATCGCCTGCGAAGCCCAGCGCGACCACTACCATCGCGGCGGCGGCGAGCTTAAGAGGCAGCACTGGACACCCCGCTGAACCCAAGCCACCGCTCGCGGTACATCCTTCTGATCTTCGACACCTCGGAGGGCGATATACCCACAATCTCACTTGACTGCTTCGCAGTAAGTCCAGACTTAGCGTGCTCACAAATCTGCGAGATGTACTCTTCGTCTTGGTAGTAGGGCGTGCGTGTCCCCGCGCCGCAGGGGTGCTTAGCTGCGAATATTCTGACCAACCTCCCGTCCACGGAGACCCTAGTCGAGTCGTAAAATTTATTACTCATTGTTGTTAACCCATTATTTGGTTGTTTTCAAAAGCAAAAAAAAATAGCTGCTAAAATGCAGGCCGCTATGTTCCTTTGCTTTTTTTAGTCGCGGTCTGCGAAGGCCACGGTCAAGTCATGCAGCTTCTGCATAGCGTGCTGAAACTTGTTGACCACAAAAATTCTGATCACGCTGTCCTCGTTGGAATTCCAAAGGGTCACCTCGTACTGCTCGTAGCAGCTATCGGGGCGGACCTCTATCCGAATGTTGTGATCATGCACATATGTGATTGCGATTGGGTCTGACATTACTTCTTCTTCTAGATCGATACTGCTAATCTGATTGCTCAATTGTTTCCCCTGCGGTGGTGTAATTTGACAAGTTCGTCTTTACAAATTAAAATTTATCACGTCTAAAGTTGTTACGTCAACTGTTGTTGATTAAACACAAACTAACATTATTTACGCATGGCCTCTGCGAGATTCTGAATCCACCAAAAAAGTTCGTGCTCCGGCAACGTGTGCTTCATGATGTTTATGCGCAAACAGACAAGCTGCACATTCATTGGCTTGCTCGCGTATCCGATGTCGGGGTTAATCCGGTCAAGCGAAACGTTCATTTCTTTTCGCCCCTTGCCGTCTTTTGCATAAGTCATCCTGACACCCGATAGCGCGCACTTCCCGCCCTGTAGTTCCCACAGCCCCAACAAATCAGCCAACGTGATGTCAAACGTCAGCCCCCGTTTTTTGGCTCCGTATCGCGCTTTGTTAAGTAGGTTTCTTAAATATGCGCGGGGGCTTGCGTTCGCTCGAACCTGCTCACTGTTTGTGCGGCACCGCCTGCAAACTGGCTCGACGCTTCCGTTCGCCCTCATGTAGAAATCAGCAACCGGCTTCTCTGTGCTGCAAACCGTGCAGGTCTTGGTTTCGCCTACCGTCAAAACGGTACCTCGTCTGACCAGTTTGCGGGGTCGAGCGGATCAAGATCCTCTACCGCCTCAACGACCTCATTGTTTTTGATGTTGTGGTGGGTAAGGAATGCCTGCAATGCGATCTTCGGGCGCGCAAACTCAACGCAATACAATTGTCGGTTTGCGACTCGCTTTCTTGACTCGCGGACAATTAAACCATCGATATCGTGCAGGTGCTTCCAGAACTGCGACTCCTTGCGTGCGTTCTCGAAGCGGCCCTTCACGCTCGAAACATAGCATTGGTAAATGCTGTGCTTGGCCTCTGCGCTTCCGAACTCAAAAACATCGCCATTGGAACGCTGCTCTCGAAACTCACCGGAGCTTATGCAGTCGAGCACCCATTGATCAATAGTGTCCAGAGACAGCAGCTTTTGCTGATCGAGTGCCGCCGTGCTTGGGGCGACCCTCACATCAACTGAGCTGAGGTCAAAACTCTTGAAGAAGTGCAGTAGGTGCTCGGCACCGCCTCGGTCATACCAGCGCCGAAGATCGCCAAAATATTTTGCGTTCTGCATTTGACACGGGGACACATCGAAGACCGCGAATCTGCGCTCGTCGAGCGATGCCGGGACTACCCACTCCTCGTTGGAGGTGAACAGCAGCCGCGTGTAGTTATTGGAGCTATAGCTGTCCATTCCCTTACGCTCTACGGTGATGCGGTTGTTGGTCATAAGGTCTTTCAATGCCCCCTCGGCTGCCTTGTTCCTCGCCCAGTAAGCCTCGTCACATTGCAACAGTAACGTATCCTCTAAGTGGCGGTTGAACTTGCCGGTAACGTGATCTGCTTTCGATACAATACGGTGGTGGGGCTTGCACAAGCCGCCGACCAGCTCCCCGAAAAATGACTTGCCGGAGCCTTTCTTTCCGCGCAGCGTAATCCCAACACCCACCTTGGACTGGGGCTTCTGGATCATCTGCGCAACCCATCCGAGGATGTATCTTGCGTGGTCCTCGTCGCCGCCTGCGATCACGTTGGTCACGAACTCGATAAATGGAGACACATCGCCCTGAACCGGCTTGTAGCTCCAGCCTCGCCATAGATTGTATTTGTTTAGCACCTGACCATCGGGCGAGAAGCAGATGCCCCCCGCGTATGTTCTGCGGTCAGGGTGCTCAAGCCACATATCGGCTAAATTCATCATCCGAGGCTTGTCACTCCCGTGATCCAACACCTTTTGGTTAGCGAACTCCTTCTTGAGATCGTCGAGCTTATAAAGAATTATTTGGTCGCTGTTCAATTCCTCCCTTAGCACTCTGGCGCTGCCCTCAACTTGCACAAAGGCCCAGTTATTGAGCATAGAGGGTAGGCGTTCTTCAATTACCTCTACGCTCTCGGACTTTTTTGCTTCAAACTTAAGCGAGGCCATAGTGACCTTCGCACCGCTGTAATCACCGAAGGACTCCCACCGTTTCGCGCACTCTCCCTCTTTAAATTTGTCAGAGTCCATTGACCATGTCTCAAAAAGCTCAAGCCCCTCAACATCTCCACCGAACTGGTGGTGCAGGGCCATTCCAACCCGGACCCATGAGTCGTGGTCGCCGTCAGCATCGAGCGTCTGTAAAATCTCGCTTATCTCCTCTGCGCCCATATCCAGCGCGGCCTTAAAATTCATCAGCTCGTCGTGGGCCTGCTGCTTCTCGCGGGTGCCTTCCTTTTCTGCCACCCAGCCAAGCTCTTCAGCCTGCTGCTCAAAAAACGTAATAAACGCGCTGGCTATGTCGCTGGTCAGAGCAGGGAGATCCTCATGGAAAACGTCAGCCAGCGTCGGACCAGCAACCCACTCATATGGTTTCAAGGTCTTTGGGTGTATACCGTAGGCGATGAACTGCTGCCCAGCCCCCAAAATCTCAACGGCGTGCGTGACACCATCGCCGCAAACAAACTCCTTTGAGCGCATCTTCCTCATGCCCTCGACGTTTCTATAAGGCACAACGCACTTCGGGTTGAGGCCAATTCGGGCCGCTGGCATACCTATATTATCTTTCAGCCAGTGCAGCAGGCGGTTGTTGAGTGCCTTGTTGTGGCAGTCGATGTCCACTGCCGCTGTCGTATTACACAGCACGCCGATCCCGAACTCGGGCATCTCGGTGATCCAATCCTGCACTAATTCAGGCGTTGACTGTATTTTTTGCCAGCCCAAACCGTTGGGTCTTTTCTTCGCTGGCAGGGTCGGGATGATGTTATACCCGCGCTCAACCATTCGGTGACCATACTGATCTATCATTTACTTCCCCTAAACTCTAAAGATGATCTGCTGCCTTTCGATCCGCCCAGTCCGCTGCCCTTTCTAGCAACTCAACCAGCTTGTCTGCAATGCGCTCCAACAATTTTGCAAGGTTTGAGCAGCACCACCAGAGCACTTGATAAAGCTGTGCCCTCATTTCTTTACAAGCTCAATGGTCTCGCGCAGCAGCGAAGGGCATAGCGTGCGCCATGTCATCTCGCCGTCTGTCAGATGCTCTATTTGAATAGCCCGCATCGGTGGAACCTCTCCACGAGAGCGCCACGCCGCCACATTTTGTTTCTCCACATCGAACATTGCGGCTAGCTGTCTGTCGCTTCGCAAAGCGAAAATGTTTTTCAGCTCATCGAGAGCGTTGTTGACCTGTGTTTGGTCGCTGCTGATACCAGTTTTCATCTGTTTTATTTCCAAAAGTTGACAATAGCGTTTGCAATCTACTATTGTCAGGAGCAATATACAACCAAAGTGGTTGATAAAAGTTAGGGGAATTTTTTGCAGCAGCAAGATTTAGTGCTTGAGACAGCTCACGCGGAGTTGAGCGCAAGCAGTGCGCATAGGTGGATCGCGTGTCCAGCGAGCGTCAGCGAGAGCCGAGGACTTCCGAACACAAGTAGCCGTGCCGCTGAGGAGGGGACAGCCGCGCATGAGCTTGCAGAAACTTGCCTGAGAGACGGTTCAAATCCTTGCGATCATCTAGGCAAGACCTTTAACAGCTTTGTGGTTGATGAGGAAATGGCTGATGCGGTCGGCATGTACACAGACTTTTGCCGCGCATTGCCGCAGGGCAGGTCGCACGTTGAGCAGCGTCTGGATTTCTCGCTCTGGGTTCCGGGGGGATTTGGCACCGCTGACTTTGTCGCCATCGCTGAGGGCGAAGCTTGGGTGGTCGATCTGAAATTTGGCAGGCATCTGGTTCGCGCAGACAGCGATCAACTGAAATGCTACGCCCTTGGGGTCATCAACCAGTTTGGTTTCGATGCACAAATAGACACCATTCACATGACCATCGTGCAGCCCAGAATCTTTCGCAAAGACACACATACCATGCGAGTCACCGAGCTTCTGAAGTGGGGCAAGCAAGTGCTTCAGCCAGCGGCAAAGGCGGCGCTCGGTGAAAACCCAGACTTCAATCCGAGCGAGTCGGCTTGTCGATTCTGCCGCGCTGCTGAGACATGTAAGCCGTTGGCGCAGCACGCACTGGCGCAGGCAGGCATGAGCTTCGATGACCTCACGCTGCCATCTAACAAATTGACAACAGACGAGGTCGCGGAGCTGCTGCCGAATCTTGGGTTGATCAAGAGCTGGTGCGAAAAGGTTGCCGCGAAGGCTCAGAGCCTTGCAGCCGAGGGCCATGTCATTGAGGGCTACAAGCTTGTCCGCGCAAAGACCAACCGCCGTTGGGCCGATGAAAAGCAGGCGCTTCAGCTCATGCAGAAGCTAACCAACGAGCCGGTCTACACGGCTAAAACTATTTCACCAACTCAAGCCTTAAAAATCTTGGGCGATGAAAACGAGGAGCTAAATCAGCTCATCACAAAACCTGAAGGCAAGCCGACCTTGGTGCCAGATAGCGATAAGCGATCTGCCATCAATGTTGTCGAAGGCTTCGACGCAATAGAAAAGTAAAAGGAAAAATAAAATGAACGAACTAGTAATCAAAAACGCACGACTGAGTTTCCCAAGCCTGTTCAAGCCCTCCGCATTCGATGCAGGGGCGCAGCCAAAGTATTCAGCGACCCTAATTCTGGACAAGAAAGAGGACGCTGCCGCTATCGCTACGCTGAGGCAGCTCGTTAGCGCACTCGCAACCGAGCAGTGGAGCAAGCTACCGAAGAAGGTGTTCTACTCCCTGCAAGACGGCGACACGCTTGACCGCGCCGAGTACGAAGGAAAGTACATAGTTAAGGCCAACAACAAAAAGCGTGTCCCGATCATTGACAAAGATCTTACTGCTCTCGTTGAGGAAGACGAGCGCCCATATGCGGGTTGCTATGTAAACGCAAAGGTTAGATTTTACGCATGGTCTAACGGCACTAGCTTTAACGGAGTACTGTGCTCGTTGGAGGCCGTTCAGTTTGCCAAGGACGGCGACAGCTTTGGCGGTGGTGGCAACGCACTTGATGGCTTTGATGCCATTGAGAGCGAGACCGCAGTGGATGTTGCAGAGGAGGCCGAGGAGTTCCTAGCTTGATCATCTCGCTGGACTTTGAGACCTACTCCGAATGCGACATTCGGAAGGCGGGTGCGTTTGCGTATGCAGACCACCCATCGACTGAGGTTATCTGTTTGGCGTGGTCGCTGAACGACGAGCTTCCGGTGCTCTGGACCCCCGACATGCCAGCGCCCACTGATTTGTTTCGACTGATCGAAAAAGGCGCAGAGGTCTGGGCATGGAATAGCTTCTTTGAGCTTTCGATTTGGGAGAGGGTGCTCCATTGGCCCTCGATCAAGATCACTCAGTGGAACGACACCGCCGCGCTGGCTGCTGCGCAGGCGTACCCAAGGGCGTTGGGCAAATGCGGGGAGTTTATGGGGATGACCGGGGATGCAGCGAAAGACAAGCGCGGAAAATACCTCATTCAGCGGCTGTGCAAGCCCTACAGAGGCGAGCGGGTTCGAGACCCAGAGCTGCTGCAAGAGCTGTATGACTACTGCCTTCAAGATGTGGTTGCAGAAAGAGCGATACGAAAAAAGCTGCGGCCTCTTCACCCTACCGAGCGACAGGTATGGGTCACCGATCAGAAGATGAACCTGCGGGGTGTGCGTCTAGATAAAGATAACATAGGCCACGCCATCGCCATCATTGAAAAGCTTGCGATTGAGTTAAATGCAGAGGTCTATGAGTTGACAAACGGCGCTCTCTCCTCGACGGCCTCAAGAGCAAAGTCGCTTGAATGGATCAACGCGCAGGGCGTGAAGATGGATTCATATGATAAGGCAGCCGTCACCTGTGCGCTTGAAGGTGTATGCCCTCCAGATGTGTATAGGTTCCTGCAAATAAGGCAGGCGCTTTCTAAGTCCTCTACCAAAAAGTATCAGGCGATGCTTGACTGCTTGGCTCGGGATAACCGCGCCCACGGCACCGGCATGTACCACGGGGCAGCCACAGGGCGATGGTCTGGCAGGCACTTTCAGCCTCAAAATCTCCCGCGCCCAGTCGTCGATGACGTTGATTCGGTGATTGATGTGCTCAAATACCGCAGCACCCAGCAGCTCGACGGCGAACCAATGGCGCTGCTTGCCTCCTGCCTTCGCGGGATGCTGATTGCAGGCAAGGGCAGAAGGCTTCTTGTCAGTGATTACAGCGCGATAGAGGCGAGGGTTTTGGCGTGGCTTGCTGGTCACGAAACCGTATTGCAGAGCTTCAGAGACGGACTGGATCTGTACAAGGTGACGGCCTCTGACATGTACGGCATTCCGTACAGCGATGTCGATAAAGATCAAAGATTTCTCGCTAAAATCGCAACGCTGGCCCTTGGTTATCAGGGTGGGGTCAAAGCCTTCCAAAAGATGGCGCAAAACTTTGGGACCGTGGTGGACGATGAGCAGGCGCTGAAGATCCGTGACGAATGGCGTGCCACAAATAAACCTATTGTCAGGCTGTGGCATGAGATTGAGGCCGCTGCTGTTAAGGCTGTTCAATTTGGAAAGGCCGACACCAGCATTGGTGTGTTTAACATGGTTAAAAACGATCTTGTGTTTGTCCTGCCGTCTCAGAGGCTTCTGTCATTCCCGAAAGCGCAGGTCAGCAATCTAAAACTTAGCTACCACGGCATGAACAACTACACACATAAGTGGGAAGCCATCCCCACCTATGGCGGCTCACTGGTTCAAAGCATAACGCAGGCCGTTGCCAGAGACCTTCTGGCACACAGCCTGTTGTTAATTGAGCAAGCTGGCTACGACCCCGTCATGACGGTTCATGATGAGATTGTTGCCGACACGCGCATTAATCACGGATCGTTAGACGAGTTCAACACATTAATGTGCGAGCTGCCGAAGTGGGCAACCGGGCTGCCGATGGCTGTTGAGGGCTACGAGGCGGAGAGGTACAGAAAGTGATGCAGTATCGACTTGAGGCAAAAATAGAGGAAAAGGTTTGCAGATACGCAAAGTCGCAAGGCTGGCTCACTTTCAAGTGGATGTCTCCGGGACAAAACGGGGTGCCGGATCGCATATTTTTCAAGGACGGTGTTTGCCAGATGATTGAATTCAAGGCTCCGGGCAAGCAACCAACTTCCTATCAACACGCCATACATCGGCAGCTCAAAGAGCACGGGTTCCACGTTTACGTCGTTTCAGATTTCGAGCAGGGGAAAGTATTATTCTAAAGCACAATCAACTGCACAAGTACCAGCTCCGGGCCGCGCAGTTCATCAAAGATAACAAGATGTGCGCGCTTTGGGTGGACATGGGTCTAGGCAAAACTGTCAGCACGCTCACGGCAATTGTCGATCTACTGGCGACCAAGGAAGTCCAAAAAGTTCTGGTCGTTGCCCCGCTCCGCGTGGCGCAGCACACATGGCCCACGGAAATCAAAAACTGGGAGCACCTCAAGGCCTTAAAGGTCTCGGTAATTGCAGGCCTCAGCGCAGCAAAGCGTGAGCAGGCTATGCACTCCTCCGCACAGATTCACATTGTCAACAGAGAAAACATAGAGTGGTTAGAAAAAACATGTTCGCCGCACGGGTGGCACTACGACTTCGTCGTAATAGACGAGTCAAGCTCGTTCAAAAGTCAGAGCAGCCAACGGTGGAAATCACTGCGGAGGGTAGTGAAGGGCGGCAAGATCAAGAGGATGGTGCAGCTAACGGGTACACCAGCGCCGAACAGCCTGATGGAACTCTGGCCCCAGATGTATTTGCTGGACAAGGGTAAGAGGCTGGGCGATACGCGCAGTAAATTCCTAGAGTCGTACTGCCGCCAAGTCGGGAACCCACAGTGGGCGCAGTACGAGGTCCGCCCTGATCGAGTAGATGACTTGCAGTCAAAGGTCGCAGACTTGGTCCTGCGAATGGACGCGAAAGATTACATCGAGCTGCCTGATCGAGTTGACTCTAACGTGGTTGTTTCGCTGCCTCCCAAGGCCTTGGCAGCCTACCATCAGATGGAAAAAGAATTCCTTGTACAGTTCCAAGGCGGTGAGGTGCTTGCCGCAAATGCGGCGGTCAAGATAAACAAGCTGTTGCAGATATCCTCTGGATCAATCTACACAGAAGATGGATACGAGGTTCTACACAACGCGAAGCTCGATGCACTGCAAGAAATAGTGGACACGGCATCCGAACCGATCTTGGTCGCTTACAATTTCAAGTCTGATGCCGAGCGCATATTGAAGCGAATAAAGGGCGCGGTCCTGATGGACAAAGACAACGCCACCATTGATAAGTGGAACAAGAAAAAAATACCCGTTCTGCTCTGCCACCCAGCCAGCAGCGGTCACGGTCTGAACCTGCAAGCTGGTGGCTCGGTGATCGTCTGGTTCGGTCTAAGCTGGTCGCTTGAGCTGTACCAGCAACTCAATGCGCGGCTGCACCGTCAGGGCCAGACCAAGCCGGTTCGGATCATCAAGATCCTTGCCGACACTAAATGCGATTTGCTTGTTTCCGAATCGCTGTCACAGAAAAACAAAACACAATCCGGCCTGCTCGAATTTGTTGAGCGGCTCCAAGGGGGCAAAAAATGAAGGTAAATATCAGCGACGAAATGGTTCACAGCCCCCCGCATTACACCAACGGGGGCATCGAGTGTATCGACTACTTGGAAGATAACCTCGGGGCAGAGGGCTTCAGCTACTTCTGTGAGGGTAATGTGAAAAAGTACATGCATAGATGGCGGCAGAAGGGTCAGTTGCAGGACTTAGAGAAGGCCCAGTGGTATCTGAATCGCCTCATATGCTGTGTAGACAAGTTTTAATTGACGGGTTATGATTTGCCGTTCACTAATTACAACTAGGAGTTGTTATGTCTAGTTTTTATAGTCGTTTGAACGAGTCCTGCGCAGTTAGCACGAAAGTCCCACCGCACGGTAAGGGTCAGCAGACTTACATAGCCAGAGAGCTTGGCTGCTCTCAAGAGGCGGTGCGGAAGTGGTTTGCCAACGAATCTGTGCCAAGGGCAAAGATCGGAGCTAAGTTAGCAAAGCTACTTGATGTCTCGTACACATGGTTGATGTTGGGTGCCGCGCTTGGTGAGGTCGAAGAGGAAATAAAAAAGGCAAAAAACCATGACGCTGCCGTCTACTCTACATTGGCCTACGCCATCGTAAAAAATGTCGGAGCATCGTTGTGCGGCGATGATCACCCCGCTGATATGCTCATTATCGACAACGGGGTGTCGAGGCATGTCTGCGCAAAAGCTGCGGGTGAGACAAAAGACAATGGTGTTTTTGTGGCCACGTTTAGAAAAATTCAGGTTAAAGAGAGCACCACTGTCGTAGTTTTCAACCAGATCAGCAAGGACTCTATCGTCAAGTCAACCTTTCTGGAGATCCCAGAAGAGGCGTGGCAGGGTAAGAATGTGAAAACAAACGGAAACGAGATTACGTTGACCTTTACTCGCAAAGGAAATTCTTACGAGGCCAGCGGTATCAAACTTAAAAGCTTTTTGGGGTAGAAATGGAAAGGCCGTACTTTAATTTAGCAGAGCTGGCTGAACTCTTCATGATGAAAGAGTCCAGCCTCCTGAACGCAATTTCAAACGAGAGTTTTGTTTGCCCAACATATAAGCTAGGCCGTCGGCGTGTTGCTGACCGCCAAGTTGTCGAGGCATATTTTGAGGCCAAGCGAGCTGAAGGTTTGGGCAGAATTACAACCTAAAGTGGCTCTCACCACTTACAGGCCTCTATCTTTCAGGTTCCCCACAATCGTCTCTGCTCGCAAGTGTGTGTATGACTGAAGCATTTGGATGTCCCTGTGACCGCTAAACATTGCGATCTCTGAAGGCAAGAAGATACCCATCTCGGTCAGTCTGCTGACACCCTCATGGCGCAGGTCGTGCCACACCAAATCCTTGATGCCAGCCTTGTCACGATAAATGTTGAAAACCTTAGCCGCGTGATCCGAGCTGATGTTGAAAATAAAGTCTCCTTCCGGCTCTCGGCTGTCGATTATTTCCATCGCCTCCTGCAACAGCGGCACGCGGCTGTAAACCTTTCCCTCTCGCGGATGCTTTCGCCAAATGCCAATTGTTCTTTCCTCCCGGTCCAACTCATCCCAACGCAAAGTGAACTGCTCCCCGCGCCTCATCGCGGTTATGACAGCGAAGCGCATAACCTCGGGCAGAGACCACGATCTTGACTGACTGCCTTGATAGTCGTCCAGCAGCCACTCTTCGGTAATGGCATTCATTTCTTCGTCAGTCACGCGACGAGTTCGACGATCAGACTTTTTTAGAAACTTTTGGGAGGTTAGATATTGCCGGGCGAGATTGAACTCCTCGATATCGGGCTTGAGGCGCATGTATGTTTCTGCAAATTTCAACATAGTGCGAAGGTAGGCAAACATGTTGTTGATCGAGCTTGCCTTGACCTCGTGTTTTCGTTCTTCAACGTACTCAAAAAGCACCTCTCTGGTCATCTCTTTGAGTTGTAGGTGACCGAATCGCTTGTCAATTTGCCGGTACACTTTCGCCTTGTCTTCTGAAAGTTCCAGAGTCGCAAAACTTTTTGCTATCACATCAGAAACCAAAACCTTTTCACTTTTATAAGCCCCTTTTTCTAAAGCGACTTCGGTGGTGTTGGCAAAATCATTTGCAAGCTTCCATTTGCTAAAAGTTTTGCTGATCGCAGGCTGTCCGGCTTTTCGAATCAAGACCCGATACCGTGTGTTGCCCCTTGCGTCTTTGCGTTTTTGAATGACAGCCATCTTGATCCCCTTGCTTCAGCCCGTGGTACAGTTCATGGTACAGTGACAAGAGTAGCTTAACTGTTTTTGCGTGAGTTTGCATGAGTTTAAGTGATTGTTTGCATTACCTTAAATGATGCTAAGTGATTGAAAATGAACGAAAATGAAAAAGCCGCGATTATGTGGGACAACCGGCTACCCCTTGTCGCGTAAGGCTTTGCGGGGACTTGGTACGCTGGTGGTACAGTAGCCTATTTTTTCTTCTTCGTTTTTGCTGGCATTATTTTTCCTATGTAAATGAATTAATTACACCCCATATCAAGCCAAACGCTATTATTCCCCCCACCACAAAAACCGTCAACGCGACAGTGATTTGGTGCATAAGCTTGTCGTGCTCTTTTCGTTTTTTCGCAAGCAGGGCCATGTGCTTTTGGCGTGCCTCTTCCTGTTGAGCCTTTGCTATTTTGAAATCTTGAAGAAGCTCAGGATCGACCATTGCAAGCAGGTCATGAACGTCTCTCCAATATCTTTCCTGCTGTTTTCGCAGTTGAGTCAGCTTCAGTAGATCGTTCTGACTAAGGGGCTTGAAGGTTCCGCCTTTGCGTTCAATCTCAAAGTTCGTGAGCGCCTCACCGAAATCGGAGATAGTCCCCATGACTTGCTGGATGCCAGAGCCTGTCTCATTGGCCTGCTTAATGAGTCCGTTGATGCTGGTCAGTATTGCTGATGCGGCTGCTACCGATTCGATTATCATCAGTAGGGGCTTACATCCATGGCAGCGTCAACGTGCATTCTGCTTTTTGGATTCAATCCCTTGTACCATTCATGGAGAGCGCCTAATCCATCCGCGCCATGGCGGTAAAGATTGATGCCCTCCATATCGTAGAGACCTTGGTGTGTTTTTTGTAGATCAGGTGCCAGAGCCTGCACGCCCTCAGCCAGCACACCCTTAAAGTTATCGGTGTACTGCTGCCCAAGCTCTGTGCGCGGGGAGTAGTTCAGCATCTGGCCCAGCTCGGCCTTCTGGGCCTGCAAGGCCTCAAGGCTTGGTGTGTAGCTTTCGGTTGCCGGTGTGCGCATTGCGTCTAGGTGCTGCACGCCTTGCACAAAAGGAGCGGTCAGCGCGGAACCCATGTTTGCCATGAAGTCGGCACCGCCCAATACGCCATCGGCAAACCTCTCAGCGCCACTTGGTTGATTGTTTTCCGAGTAAGCTAAATAGTTTGCGGCGAGCCCACCCGCCAGCATCACCGGACCCAAGTCGTACAGCGCCTTCTCGCCCTTGATAAAATCGGAGAGCGCCTTCTTTTTGGTTACGCCGTTGCGCTCTGCGGTGTTGGCGACAACCTCGTCGAACACTTGCATAAACGGTCTTGCATCGGCAACGCCAGTGCCTGCACCCATCCAGACGGAGGCCTGAAACTGGGCGGGTGTCATACCCATCTTGCTGGCTATATCGCTCTGAAAGTCCTCGATGTACTTGTACTGAGTATTGGAGGGGCTTTTCTTTTCCATGTTGTTTTTAATGGCGGCAAAGTTGTGCGTGTCGGCGGTGAGAGGGGTCTGGTTACCCTTTAAATTCTCAGCGAAGCTTGATGTCTTTGGCCTGTTCAGGGCGGCAAAGGTGCCGTTCTCTTGAAGGTCTCGCAGGCTGTGGTCGTGGGTGGTGTGCGCAATGTGACCATACCCTTTAGGCATGTCTGCGTTGGTCAGCCCGCCAAATGGCTGCCCCTGCCTGTCTAAGATATCTAGGTGGCTTGCACGCCGTATGTTCATCGCCACATTAGATCTAGGGCTGGTCGCTGCAACCTTATCGACGTAGGAGTTGAAAATCTTCGTGCCTTCCTCCGCTCCGTGCTCTTCAATGAACTTCTCACGGAGAGGCTCTAGGTTGTACCAGCCTCTGCCACCGGCTATCTCTCCCTCTCTGGCGTACCCCTCTAGTCTCTTGGCTGTCTCGTCAGTCAGTAGCGGCTCCAAGCTCTCGGGCATTCCCCTCTTTGGCTCGTACCTTTCGAGTGGGAACTGCGGGACATCTGGGACCTCATCGAGTTTAGACATATCGAACAGTGAACCTTTGACACCCGCCTGAGATTCCTGCGGTGCCAAGGCTGCTGCGGTGCCGAGAGCGGCGACAGGTATAGCCGCCAGTGTCTTGCCGGTTTTAACTGGGTCAACGATAGCCAGTATCTTACCCATTGGCGTGTCTTGGAAAACAGCCGAGTAGCCAGCGTCATATATCTTTTTTGTCAGCTCGGTGTAGCGACCATATGGATTGCTGGATGGGATTTCGGAGTAGACCGCCGGTTTTATATTGTCGGGGTCTTTTAGTATGTCGTAAACTTGCTCAATAGGTAGCTGAACCTTGTTTGGCACGCTGCCAATGCCCTGCTCCTTTTGGTAGGGCCTCTCTCTGGTGTTTAGTCCTGCAAAGGTTCTGCCGTAGAAGTCTGGCGAAGCAGCCATATTTTTTTCAGAGACAGTCCGTCCAGAAAGCCCGCTTCCATATCTGCTTGGATCGAGGTAGTCGATTGGCCTGTTTGAGTAGTGGACAGCCTCAACAACCCCATCCTCATCGACTGCTCCCTCAAGCCTACCTCGAAGTCCATCTGGGCCATCTGCATCAATTCTTCGTCTTCGCTCATCACCTATGGGTGTCCTGTGTGTCGATACTAAATTAGGCAGCAGCCCAGTTTTCTGGTCGCTGAAAACTGTGTTCTCAAGGCTTGCATTTCTGTTGCGCTCACCATTGGGGCCGTAGTTTAGCAGAGAATTCTGCCCGCGTGTCTCCGTTGCAATTGCCTGCCTTGCAAGGTCGCTGAACATACCGCTGTGTGCGCGGAATGCGTTGTCCTCGCCACCGGCCCTGAATCCGAAGCCGTGCTTGCCGTGTCCATAGTAGTCGTGGACACCCCTAAATGCATCATTCAAAAGGAACCGCTGACCATCGACGGTGAAGTCCATCTCTTGTAGCAGCGGATTGCCCGTTGGATCAAATTCGTTATCGCTGCCAAATCCGTCCCTTGTGCTGTAAATACCGAGCCGCTTGTTCTGATATATATCACCCAGAGCCTCATAGGGTGAGTTCTTATATGGGTCGTTGCTTGTAAACAGGTACGGGTTGATGCCGTCACTCAGCATCTGCTCGAACTGGGCCTCTGTTTCCTTAGCCAGAGCCTCATAGGCCTGCTTGGTTCTGGGGTCGTTTGGGTCGTGACGCATACGCTCGTAGTAGTCTGCGTACATGCGGGCAAACTTGGGGTCTAGCTTTGCGTACTCGATGGGGGAGGTGAGGGGTATGCCGGACTCTCTGGCATAGTTCTCCGCGCTGCGTATTATGTCAGAGTTTTGACCCAGCGCGACCCGACCTACATTTGGAATATTGGCGGTCTCGGGGGCGTTAGCCAGAGGTGGTTCATCCGCTAACCTTTTCCCTATGGTTGCAAGTAGACCCATCTAGTTCTGGCCCCCGTAGGAGTCAAACCCAAATCCAAACGGGGACTGACCATTCGGCGTAGGGGTGTAGTCGGGTAGGTTGCCGTAAGCGTCTTGCAGTATCCCCATCTCGCGCTCCAGAAACCTTTGCTCACCGTCTTCCGTTAAAGGGCCTCGTCGCGGGTCCATTTGCGACAGGTAGCTGCGCAGTGGCGGCGTAGACATCGACGGCAACGCGCCCCCAAGCCCCTGCGATGCGTCTCTTACTCCAGCGGACATGTTTGTTTGCTGCAAGAGCTGTGCGCTGTCGCGCATGCCGGTTGGTATGATGGGCGGCGGCACGGCTGCCCTGTCCATGAACGCCAGTACGTTGGTTCCGTACCTGCTATCTAAATCATTTAAAGTGGACATCGCATCGGTGGGGTTACCGGATGCTCTGCGCTTGCCAAAGTTCCGAATGCTGTCTAACAGTTTATTCATATGATATCTACTCGCTGGTCACTGCCAGCACGCCTCCAATTGTAGCGCCCGTTATGCCGTCCTTTAATGCCTTTGAGAACTCTGGGAATACGCTCCCAGCGGCATCCTTTAGGGCCTTAGAGTTCAAAAGCTCTCTGACCTCTTTAGAGGTTATGCCCTTGTTAATCAGGATCTGCGCCAGTTCAGTTGCCGCCTCTGCTGATAATTCCGGCTGTTTGTTTATGATTTTCAAGGCCCCCTGCACCGCGCTAAGTGTTCCGACTCCGGTTTGCATGGTCATTGCGGCATCGAGTGCGTCCGCTCCACCGAATGCGTTCTGAACCTGACCGGCCTCGTTGGTGACGCTGCCTCCGGTTACCACCTGCTTGGTTCTTGTGAACGCCTCCTCAGCATCTAGCTGTTTTAAGAAGGGGTCGATGTCATCAAATAGCACACCGAGCTGCTCTCTGGTTCGCTGCTTAGAGGACAGCTTGGCCCCTGCGTTCAAGTTATCTGCCGTGTTATCGACGGCATCGTTTACCGATCTCATACCGCCACGGCGGAACATATCAAGCTCAGATGCGCTCATTTTTGCCACGCCCGCCTGTAGATCCTCTGGGTCTGTCTTTAATATCCCACGGCCCAGATCTGCGGCTCTTTCGGCCTCTTTTCCCTCACGCCAAATGGCCCTAGCCTGCGGAAGCTCCGGCACCTCTGAATCTAACTGCTTTCTAAGTGCGCCAGCCAAATCCGCAATGTCACCGCCTTCGCCACCCCGACCCTGTCTAAACAGTGTGCTGGCTTGATCCTCTAGATCCCTTATAGTTTCATCGAGGCGCTGAACAGGTGAGAGGCTTATGTCCTCGACCTTGTTGTTTATTCTTGTCTTTGCGGCCTCGTATGCAGTTTTAACCGCGTCTTTATTTAGTAGCCTCGTTACCTCGCCGCTTAAAACATATGGGGTGGCGTAGGCCGCGTCATACAATGGGCCTGCCTTTTCTCGCATCTCCTTTTGTACCGCCTCCATTGAACGCTTTAGGTCTGCGCCAGATGTACCCGCGCTTTCCTCTGCCGCATCCAAAAGTCTGGTCTGCTGGCTGTTGACTCGGTCAATGCCGTTCTCGGCCCTCACGCCCCTTTGTCGGGTGTTAACAAAGTCAGCCAGCATTCCCTTGCCTTGCCCAACCTTTCTTCTAACATCCGCCGCAAGCGCCCGAAGGTTTTCGCCCAGATCCATTATTGTGCTCTCTGGACCCATCTGATCGAGCATCTTTATAGCCTCATCTGCATCTACCCCATCGGCATTTGCAGCCATAGCCAGCCTGCGCTCTAGCTCGGCTCTTGGTGTGTCGAGCAGCTTGCGCTTGGCGGCGTTGAATGCACCGCCGAAGCCTTCCAGTAGAAGCTCCACCCCTTTTCCTCCCACCACTCCTGCCATGCCCATTGGCACACCGTCAACGGCCTCACTCACTCGGTTATCAAAGCCATCGCCAGACAAGAAACCGTAGGTAGCGCCCTCGGCACCGCCAAAGCCCATAGCCGCCCCTGCGCGTGTGATCATCGGTTTACCCGCTGTCTTTGCGAGGGCTAATGCGTTTAATTTGCCGAGCCCCAGCATGGCACCGCTCATCTCAGCGCCCATCGCCGCGTACTCGTTTTCGCGTTTAAATGCCTCTCTGCGCTCCCGCAGGTCGTTGTGGTAGAAGTCATAGCTTCCACTGCCGAGCAGTGCGGAGCCAGCGGCTTGAAGCTCGTCGATCCCGCCAGCACTCAGACCTTGGGCTGTTGCGTCAGCTAAACCTGTTATGTAATTAGGTGCCTCGCGCTGTGGGCGCTGGGCCTCTACGTCAATGGGCGCGCTGCGCCCACCTATCGACCTTTTTTCAAGTTCGGCAAAAATAAGCTCACGCCGCTCATCTGGCAGTGACCCTAGCCAATCATCATCTACCTCAAAGATCTGACCATTTACTGTCTTGTACTTTCCCATCTTTATTCCTTAACTACCGGGCATGTAGATGCCGCCAGCGGCTGTTGGTATTCCTGTCGGATTTGCAGGCGTATCTTGCTGCCCGCGCCTTTGACTGTTGGTGGAGTAGGGGTTTTGCGCAGGGGTTGATCTTGAACCAAACATATCAAGCATTTTAGTTACTTGCTCCGCGTGTGATTCGTCTGCGGCTTTGTAATTAAATTCAACATCGCTAAGAGTTTGCAGCAACACATCGGCTGGTAGATTTTGTGAAAGGTCGCCCATAATAGCTTGCAACGCCTCCAGCTCCATTACGGCAACTTGCCCCAACGTAGCGCCGGATTCTTTTAATGCTCGTAGCTCTTGGAAACCAATGTTTCCTTTAATGGTGTTCAGGTAACCGCGCAGAGCATTTGCGTCAGAGTCCGGAAGGTCTTTCCACAACCCACCCCACCCCGCTGCCGACGAGTTCTCAATAAGTTTCCGCGCTTCTGTGATTGCATTGGTTACGGTCTGAAGTTTTCTACCCCTGCTTCTGCTTGCAACAATGTTCTTGTCGTACTGGTCGTACCAAGAATTCTTTGCGGTATTCCAAGATTCAAAGTCTGCAATCTGTCCGCGATCACTTAAACCTTGCTCTAGCCCTGAATCGGCGAACTGCACAAATGTGTCAGGTCCATCTGCGTTTTCTCTATAAACCGCCATCCTTCCTGACACCGGATCTACTTTTACTGTGGTTTTAGGGTTAGCCTGAAGAAGACTAAAATTTCTTACGCCGGTTTGCATGAAATCGTCTTGAAACCTAGATAATGATTGAGGGGTGAACTTACCTGTGTCAACACTGTTAAAAATGTCACCGGCAATGGCTGCCTGCCGTGCATTTGTTTCCGAGGTCATTCTGTCGTTTGTAGCGGCCTCCATGGCAACGCCACGGGCCTCAAGGCTGTTCTGATACAGATCGTTGTTCTCTGACTGTAGCGCCTCCAGAGACTCAAGCCTCTTGCGGGTGCTTGTTCTGGCATCGTTATCGGGGTCGTAGTCGAAGGCGTTGCCGCCGGTCAGTATGTTAAACGGCAGGCCAATGGTCTCGCGTGCGACATCAGATATAAGGTCCGTGACCTTGAAGAACGGGTTGCTGAGTTTCTTATCAAGCTCCTGCTGCGCGTACTGCATACGGTTTGCGTATGCCTCCTGCTTCTGATCCCGTAGAACCCTCCTGCCGCTTTCGTATTGACCATACAAAGGTGCCGGTGGACCCTGCTGGTCCGCAGGCAGTTGACCCACTTGCGGATCAATCCGCGAGTCAGGTATCAGCCGCATCGTCCGCTCTGCAAGCCTCTGCTCGACGGCATTTGTAGGGCGGAAGGGGGCAGGCATTGTGTCAATGTACTGCTGATTCCGAGCCGCAACGGACTCTGGGCTAAAGTAACCGTTTTCGTCCAGCGCCCCTTGCTCTCGCTTAAATATGTCAAAAATTCCCATTTTCTTTTTTCCTTACCCTGCTGGGCCAAAGCCAAAGTTCATGCTCTTGCTGGAGCCTTTACTGCTGCTGGTTGCCGATGACAAGTTATTAGGAGCACCAACAATATCGTTGTAGAAGTTCAACGAATTGTAAGGTGCCATCCCTTGACGGAACTGCTGATTATAAAGCTGCTGCTCGTAGTCTCGACCATACTGACCTGACGCTTGCGCTCTATCCAACCCAGAGCCAATCATGTCCGCCCCTGTTCGCTGCATGCCCACACCGGCTGCGCCGCCTCTGAAGGCCATGTCCGCGCCGAACTGGTTGTTTGAGATGTTTGAGTTGAACGCACCTTGACCTACGCCGGTGCCAAACTGTCGGGCCTGATTAAATTGCCCCGCGTTGTATTGGTCAGCCTGCTGCTGCCGAGCGAGGTTGTTCTGCAATTGGTTTCCACCCATCGTGAAACCCTGCGAACGCAATTGATTCTGCTGCCCCGCGTTGAACTGGTTAGCGTTTTGCATAAAATTAGCGTTAGCCTGATTTGCACCCTGCTGGAATCCAGCGTTCTGACTTGCACGCCCAGCCTCAATTCCCAACGCTTGGTTATATGCATTGCCGCGCATGTTAGAGGCGATGTCGCCAATAGATTCGTTAGCCATGCCCATGGCGGTTCCCATCATGTTACCAACGCGGCTTGACCCAGAGTTGCCTGATCCTGCGGCCTGCCCCTGAATGCTGGGGAGTGTGTTTTGTTGAAGATTTCGCGTGATGTCTCTTGTTGAGGCATCGATCTGCCCCTGCAACACATCGTTGTTGATGTAGTTGCTCAAGTTGCTTTGATCAAAACCTTGGTTTACGGCGGAGTTCATGCTGGCTGGGCCAGCGGTAGACGCGCTGTTGCCCATGTTGTTAGCCATTCCAAAGTTTGCGCCGCCGCCCTGCGCGGCATCAAAACCCTGAGCGCCACTGGCGTATTGGTTACCCGCACCAAATGCAAATCCCGCCCCTTGCATTGGCCCACTGCCCATAGCGCGGTTGGCGTAGTTCATTGCACCGCCGTATCCTTGACGGGCCATGCCATTACCAAATTGGCCCATCGCACCTCCGGCATTGGCTATCATGTTGCCGCCAGCGTATTGATCGTTCAGCGTGTTGCGCAGGTTGTCGTTAATCCCCGCAACGCCCTCAACTGGCATACCGACACTGTTGTTGAGAGCTTGCGCTTGCCGCATCAGGTCTCGACGGTACGGCTGCTGAGTTGGATCAACAAACGTATTTGATGAACTGTTGGAACTGCTTTTGGATTTTGATCCGCCAAAACTAAATAAACCCATCTTTTTTTCCTATGAGATTTTTTGCCAACCGGCATCGTAAAGATAAAGACCGCGCCCACCACCGGGGTTCCACGCGGTGCCATCGGCAAAGACTATTTGCCCTGTCACCGGCTTAGACGGCTCCACCGTCAAGACCGGCAGCGTTGTTGTTTGCGCCGACACGGTAAAGCCGTTGGCGATTCTGTTAAGCTCCTGCACCAGCCAGCTACGCAGGCCGTTTGTTGTGTTGGCGGATGTGGAGGAGGGTATGTAGCTCATCGACCCGCAACCTCCTGTACGTCGATGTCCAACCCGGTCAACCGCCAATAATCAGACGCGGATGTTGACTCGATTCGCAGCGCGAAGTACCTGCCACTGGTTCTAAAATCAATTTTGTGGTCCGATTCGACGTTGAACGTCTTATCTACCTGCCAACGGATACCGTCCTGCGGTGCGTCAGATATGCCAACTTGCACTCGGACGGTTCCGGTGCCTTCCATCTGCGGCATTATCCCGTTTAGCTGCTTTATGTTTCGTGTCGATTTACCCAGCACCTGATCTAAGTCGATCTTCGTGGCCTC